AGACCATGACAACGACTATGCAAACGGCAACAATGCCTCAATGTATTTCTATGCCGGCAAGACCGCAGCAGAAAAGGAACGCCGCCGCTTTGCAAAAGATTACAACGACACAAAAGAGGAGCGCGATTTCTGGCTGAATGAACATCCGCTTATGTGCTTTGAACTGAAAGGAAAGGCCACGATTGTAGACTACCTCAACCAAGCCGCAACAAACGGCTACATAGATGATTGGATGACCGATGCGGAAAGGGTCTAAGCGAGTTAAGAAACTATCAGACCCAGCGCCGCGCAAGTGCGAGGAGTGCGGTCTGGTAGTAGACTACTGGGTGATATTGCTAATGAAGCTAGACCCTGAGGAATACAAATTACTTTGCGACCCCTGCTATCTTGCAGAGTTTGCCAAGCCAATCAGAAAACACGGAGTTGAAACATGAAAGACGAACACACCAACGCTATGCTGGGAGAGGTCATCGCTCAAACATATTATGAAATTGACCAGCTACTGAATGGCGAGGATTTCAAAACGCATCTATCGCGCATCGAATCTTGCGCAAGAGAAATCATCGACCTAGTGGAGAAATACAAAGGAGATAAACCATGAGCTATTCAATAAATATCGAAACGATTACATTCGACGCATTTTGCAAGTTAGATAAGCTTGATAGGTCTTTTGTCGGAACACCCGATTACATGGGGCTTGCGTATTTTTGGGGGTGCAACGGGGTAAAGCATTGCCTAAGAAAAGCAACCATTTATCAGCGCAAGCAAGTCCACAAAAAATGGCTTGAACAGGGTTTGCCTTTGGATGGTGAAAGCGAGGAGCATTATAAAATTATTAAGCAGGTAATGCGCCTTAATGAGAATCAAATTTAGGAAGGGGATAAACATGACCAGAGAGAAAAGGATTGAAGCAATCATCGAAAACCTAATCGCATTACATGAAGTGCAAGCACCGCGTGAAGATATTGACGTTGCAGTCATTGAGGCGCGGCGCGTGAAGGGCGAACTTGAAAAGCTGGACGCGATTGACAACCTAAAAGAGACACTGGATGATTTCTTCAAAGATTGCGGCACATTATCTTCGGTGCGTTTACACGTTGAACGACTAACAGAAGGGGATAACCATGAGTGAAAGTGAGTTTTATGAATGGCTCGAAACCTGCCCGACACATGAATGGGAGGACTGAGAATGACCAGCAAAAGCAAAGCCAAAGGAAGCTATCACGAGAATTGGTTTAAGAAACTCTTTGAAAGCTGGGGGCTGAAGGTGCGGAAGCAACCGCTATCAGGTGCCCTGGGCGGTGAGTATTCAGGCGACCTAGTCGTTACCATTGCAGACAAAGAATACATAACCGAGGTAAAGTATCGAAAAGAAAAGGGCTTTCCATCACCGTTCACAGTGCTGAAGAACAGAGACGTTGCGCTGTTCAAGCTAGGGACAACAGAAGAAGGCGCCCCGAAGTGGGTGTTAATTATACCAGACCACATTGCAGAAAAACTTATTAAGGGAGAAACACAATGAACAAAGAAGCACGCTATGAAACAGAGTATGCATTAAACTCACCTGTCGGGGAGCTCAAACTACAAACGGGACTCAAAAGGAAGGAGATTGTTTCCTTATCTTCTCTTATACCTGCTGTCACCAAGGTGTTTGAAGTTAACAAAGATGAGTTGCTGGGACGCAAACGACAGCGCTATTTAATTACACCGCGCCACGTTTTGTTCGCGCTTGCATATCGCTACACAGTCTACAGCTTGCCAAAGCTGGGCATGATGTTCGATCGAGACCACACAACTATCCTTCATGCAGTGGACAAAATCAGAAACCAAAAGAAATCAAACCCAGAAATCGAAACGATAATGAATGAAGTTTACCTGCTGGCTTTGCAGAATGAAGTCGAGCGAGAAAAAAAGATGGAACAATATCGAGAAGAAGTAGCTGAAATGATTCAGAACATACAGAACAAAAGAGATGAAGAAAGTGGAATTTACAAATGAACTTTGAAGACAGAGAACACATCATCTACATGGACTTTGTTGTAAAGATGGGGCGTATGTATCATGCGCCGCGCGGACTGAAGGACGACAAGGAAGCTAAGAAACAATACGGCGAAGAGATTCGCCGCTTGATAAACCAACGCCTAAGCACACACATCCCGAACGAAGAAGTGTTTAAGCAAGAGGTGGCCAAGGTCTGGGACAGGTGCATTGCAGCGCACACCATGGGCACATGGTTTAGCCCATCGACAGTCGCAAAGGCGGCGTCAAAAGTGAACGCCGATTACATTGCACGCACAAAGGCAATCGACACAACATGGGAAAAGCTAACCAAACCAGGGGAAGAACCAGAGCCACCACGTGCAGGAAAGAACGACCCAATCGGCCAAGGCTGGACAATCGAAAAGTGTGACTATCACATTCAAGAAACCCAGCGCCTGATGGACGAGGAAGGATTGAACAGACACATGGGGCAGGTGCTTATTCGCATCCCAATGAAGGCAAAAGAACGCCTATTAGCACTGGACAAACAGTATTAAAACCGCTAGAAAAGTAATGAAACGGAGTAAACATGACTGATTCGGAAGATATCCTAAGACGCAAAACCATTGGCGGCAGCTGCGCGCTGCGCATCATGGACGGCGACTGGCACAAACTTTGGTTGGACAAGCTAGGCTATCGAGACAGGGACGACCTGTCTGATGTCTTGCCTGTTCAGCTAGGAATATGGACAGAGAAGTTTAACATTGACTGGTTCAAGAAAGACATGGGCGTTAGCGTCGATGAGCAGGTGCGCTACAACTACAACTGGAACGGCATACCATGCCGAGGCACACTTGATGGAGAGTTTATGTATCAGGGTGTGCGCACTGGTTTAGAGGTAAAGCATACCTTTGAGATGAACACCATGCGCAAGCAGTTAGAACGCTATATGCCACAGCTACAGCTATACCTAGAGGTTGCTGGCCTACAGCATATCTACTTTGCAAACCTGTTTGGCAATCGCCGCTATGAGTATGTGAAGGTGGCCAGAGATGAGGGCTATCTACAGCGGATGCACATACACCTGAAAGAGTTTTGGCAGTATGTGGTGGACGAGAAAGAGCCACCGCTATCCATGCCATACATCACTGCAAGCATAGACCAGATATCGATCGACGATATGGTGTCGCGTAATGCCGGCACAGACAATGAGTTTATGTATCAGGCTCACGAGTATGTGGCAAATATGCAAGCAGCAAAAGAACATGAGGCAGCAAAGAAGAACCTCAAGCAGATGGTGGCCAGTAATGAACGAGAAGTTTATTCGGACATTCTCACTATCAAACGTGCGGCCAATGGGTCGCTAAGAATTAACGTAAACAAGGAGTATTTAGATGACTGAAAACATTACACAGAATACACAAATCCTCTCCTACTTAGAGGAAGGACTAACCATTAACCCGATGGATGCGCTGAATATGTTTGGTTGCTTCCGACTCGCTTCCCGTATCCACGACCTGCGCTCAGAGGGCATACTGATTGAAACAATCAGAGAGCCAGGAAAAAAATATGCTCAATATAAAATGACCGAGGGTGGAGTAAAACCCTCGGCCATCCTACTGTCGAAAGGAGAAAACAGTGACTGATAATATCATGCCGCCATTAATAAGTGAAGAAGCAATTCCGCTTGAGCACCTCATTGGCAATGAATACCAGCTAGGCTGGAGTTCAGTGTGGATTCACACACCCAAAGAAGCGGTGCGAATTGAGTATCGCAATAGCCGCTTGGTTGTAACAGTTGTAAGAAAGGATAAAGATAATGACTAACATGGATTTATGGGAGAAGGTTTCTGTATCAGACGGAAAGTTTCTCAAGAAGGTTAGCTTCGGCTCACGCTCATTCACCAGCATCGACCCGATGTATCAGGTTCGAGAGGCAACACGAGCCTTCGGGCCAGTCGGTCAGGGCTGGGGCTGGGATGCCACAACCGAGATGATTACCGTTGCTAACGGAGACGTGGCTTGCATTTCACACGTATCAGTGTGGACAGGCACACGCGAAAACAAATTCGGCCCATTCACTGGATGCCGCACCTTCTACAAGAAGGAACGCATTGCAGAGGATGCACCTAAGATGGCCGTAACCGATGGGCTAACCAAGGCATTGTCGCACCTTGGCTTTAACGCTGATGTGTTCTTAGGCGAACACGACAACAAATATGCGGCAGATAGTAAACCAACGAATGGAGAATGGTAATGAGCCAATACGATAACACAGATAGCGGTGCGGTATTCCCGCCACGTGACAACCACAAAATGATTTTGTCTGGTAAAGCAAACAACGATGGTAAGGAATCGCAAATGATTATTACCATGTCTGTCTTGCCAGATGGTCGCAAGATTATGGATGTGTATGAAAAGACTGGGACGCTTTTCCCTAACGAAAAGAAAACCAGTGATAGCGCACCTGATTACACAGGGCCTATCGGCACACGCCGAGTTGCAGCTTGGAAGAAAACCAAAGACAACCTGGCCTATATGTCATTAAGTTTTAGCGATCAACAAGCACAAGGTGGAAACAATGTCGGACAACAATCGCAACCAATCGACGACGATGTCCCATTCTAATATCTTGACAATCGAAGAGGTGGGGGCAGCGTTGTCTGTCTCCACCCCAGATGTTAAGAAGCTGCTGCGCAAGCACCAAATCCCATTGCTAAAGGTAGGGCATAAGATTAGGGTAGCTAAGAATGATTACGACTTACTCTTGAAAAGAATGAAGGTTTACTATGAATGATTTAGAGGCATGGCAAAGACGCGCAATCCAAGCAGAAGGAAAGCTGCGAGAGATTGCTTCCGCACCTAACGACACAATCGGATGGAAAGAAATGCGGCAAGCCCTGGCTGCTAAAGCGCTAGAGGATTTAGAAATCCCAGAAGATATTCTTATCTATATGCGTGCATCTGGTGACCCAACGTTTCCCGCAGAGTTGTGCGTCCGCGATCAAGATAACAACTACAATGTATGGGGCATGAGTCCACGCGCATTGGTAAACTTTGTGCGCATTGGTGTTGACCTGATAGCTCAAGAAAAGTTTTTCAAACTAGATAAGGAATAGTATCTCTGCCACGAGTATACTATGAAGGGGCCAGGGTCTGCCTAACCTGGCCCCATTTTTTATTTAGATCGTAGGTAATTCAAAAAGTCTACACCAGTTTCTACATCAACAAAGCAGTGTGTGAAACCATCAGGTGTCTCAGCTTTAGGATTGATTACCTGCAAGATGGCTTGACCATATGCTTGCTCGTCATAACCACGCACCAGGGCATAGGTATCGCTAGACTTATAGCCACGCGCACGAGCCAGCCAAGAGACATGGCCTTCTTCAACCTGTTCCATCTGTGCTAGCTCCCAGTTGTGCTTGTGACCAGCGATGTATAGGTGAGCGTTACTCTTCAACATTGCCATCTTCTTCTGGCCGTGCAGCGGGTTCCACTGACTGTGCCCAGGCATATCGTGAGCCGCATGAATCTTACACTCTTCACCATTAGGGAAAGTAATAGAGACATGAGCAGCCCAGTCCTCATTGATTGAATGAGGCTCGGTCATCCACTTGAGGGGATCACCAGGGCCAGACCACATATCATGGTTGCCGCCAATTAGAATAAGAGGATTAATGTTTTTAACAAACCACTCAACAAGCCGCCAAGCTGTATTGTGACTTGTGTCTTGCTCTGCATACAGCCGAGACAATCGACCAACCCAG